GCGTTCCGAGAAACACCCCAGAGTCCGACCACCGCGTGATCCAAAACGTAGAGCCGACGTTGCTGCCGCTCTCCGCATCGAATCCCGGCCCAACCTCCCAGCGTGTGCTGCCGCTGGTCTGCATCCGCAGGGAACGGACGTTGCCGGCGACGGTGCCGGTGATCGCAAGCGGCGACGTGACGGTGACCGTGCCACCAGAGATCGCCGCCCCCGCCTGCCCGACGATCTGCCCCGCGAACGTGGCGGTGCCGGTGGAGGAGACTGTAACGGCGGTGACATACCCGGCACGCTGTATCTTTACGTTGCCGGTTGTGTTGCCTGACCCAAGACCGAGATACAGATCATTTCCGTTGACCAGTTCCAGCACCCTCGTCCCAGTGCCGCCGACATGATCTATCAGCGACGCCTGCACTTCTGAGGTCGTATACAACGAAATCTCGCCGCCGTTTTCGTTGTAGCCGAAAGCGTGCGACAGACTGCCACTGTTTGCCTTGACTTGAAACGTGCCGGATACGATCGCGGTGCCAGTGAACGTAGGACTCGCTGTCGGCTGCACGGAAAGCGTGGTGCGCGCCGCAGGGGCATCGGCTGACGAAATCAAGGAGCGTCCGAACGAGGTGCAGGTGATCTCCTCCACGTCGCCTGCACCCGCAGACGAGCGACCGAGCAGGCGGTCGGTGGCGGAGACGTTTTGAATCTTGGCGTAGGTGACGGCGTCGTTGGCCAGATCGGCAGTGACAATCGCACCGGCGGCGATCGTCGGATTCGGATAGGTCCCCGTCAGGTCACCGCCTGCGGCACCAGTCGGCGTGCGTGAGTCACTCAGGCGGGCGTCGTTTCCCGCACAAAACGTGTTTGCCGACGTGCCGAATGTGCCCGTCGTCAACACGCCCGACGTGGTAGTGATGACCGGCAGGTTCGCCGTCGATCCGATCGCACCTGCGTTGGTGATGTTGCCGTGCGTGTGCGATGTCGGCGTCGCACTGATCACTGACAGTGACGAGTACGCAGACGACCCGTTGCCGACGACCAACGTGTTAGTGTCGCTGACCCAGACTATCTCGCCAGCCAGCGGCGTCGGGTTGACGGCGGCAAGTGCGGCGGCGAGGCCGCGTTTTACTTGGACTGTTGGCATGACTGGCTATATACCGTAGTACGCTGAAACTTCTGACTCCGCCAGCGTCCTGCTGCCGCTTTTGTCGGACCCCCAGATTATCACCTCCTGCATCCTGCCGATGTGTTGCTGCGAACCACCATCGTTATTTCCGACGTAAAGCGTCGCGTCCGTCTGTGCAGTAGCACTGCCTGTTAGTTGCGCGGCGTATGATACCTGTGTTTTGTTGACATGCATTGCAGCGACAGAAGAAGACAAGGTCGCAAATAGCATATTCTGCGCTGTTGACGATGATGTGATTGGGCTCCCTGTTGACACAATTCTTGGGCCTTGGCCTGATAGGAATCCGCGCCCGAAAAATACCGCCTGCGAGTCTGCCCAGTCCTCCGCAGCGGCTCCTGTAATTGGGGCAAGGCAGGCGTTGCTCGTCCCCGAGTCTGGACCGATGTTATAGAGTTTTATGTAGCCTCCAGCCCGTCGCACTGCGGAAAACACTGCCAGCGTAGAGAATGCGCTGGTTATTGTGATAGTCGCCGACAAGCACTTATTTGCAGATTCCGCCGGCCAATCAATCGCCGGCAGGCCATTCAGCGTGATGACGGAGCCAGATGAGACGAGTATAGGCTGTAGGCTGCTATTGCTTGTACCTGCGTGCCTGCCGTTGCCGCTCTGGTCGTACCAATTCCGCACAAAACCTGTATTACCCGCGCCGACCCAACTCGCCAGTGTTCCGTCGCGCACCTGTGCTCCGTTGAATTCCGCGAATGCGCCGTCTGGAGTGCGCCGCACACGGACGACAGGAGTGGAGGCGCCTTGTACTAGGTTCCTTAAGCTGTAGGCTGCTGCCGCGCCAGGCACCAGACTCAACAGCGAGGCCGTCGCCGGAGTGGCTGTGGCGCTGGCGCTGTACGCTCCGCTGCCAGCCGAGTTGATGGCACGCACGCGCACCGTGTACGACGTGCCGTTGGTCAAACCAGTGAGCGTGTAACTTGTACCAGTGCTGCCCGTAGCGACGGTCGATGCCGATCCTCCGCTCGGCGTGTACTCCACCGTGTAGCCAGTGATTGACGTGGAGCCTGCAAATGCAGGCGCAGTCCATGTCAGCGCCAGCGCGCCAGACGATGGCGACGCCGCCAGAGATGTCGGCGCGTTCGGCGGCGCGAGAACCTCGCCGCCGTCGATGCCGGGCAGGCGGTCGGCATTGAGCGTGCCGGAGGTGATGTCAGCAGCGTTGGGGGCAACGTAGGCAAGGCTGGTGTACGCCGTGCTGCCATCGCCTAGTTTGAACCGACGGGTGTCGGTCTCAAACACAAGTTCCCCAGCCGCTGGCGTGGGGTTAGCCGACGCCACCGCAGAGGCGGTGCCACGCTTGTGCTTGATCTTGATGGTCATCAATAAGAACCGCCGTCCAGCTCCGTCGCCCAGGAGATGGTGTCGGTGCTGGCCGTGTAGTACAGGACGCCGTTGCTGGTGCCGCCGCCATCCAGGGCCGTGATGGTGTCGGCAGTATTGGCGACCAGTACGGTTCCCTTGGCCATGGTTGTGAGACCAGTACCTCCCTTGGACACGCCGATGGACACGCCATTCCACGTGCCGCTGACGTTGCCGCTGGCGGTCACGTCGGTGCAGGACAGGTCGCCTGTACCAAGGCTGATGTCCTTATTAGCGTCAACAATCAGGGCTTTCGACGCTGTGGCTGTGCCGGCCGTGACGCCGGCCAGGGTGTTCAGCTCTGCCGCAGTGGAGGTGACCGACGTGCCGCCGACCTTGAACGTCCCGGACAGGTTTACTGTGCCGGAAAACGTGTAGGTTCCGCTGGCCGTCTGCGTGGCCGTCAGGCTGAGAAACGCCCCGGGCCCGCCAATTGCCAGGACTGACGCCCCGCCGCCAGTACCCTTGCCGATGTGCAGGATGTCATCGACTTCAGAGAACGCCAACTCTGACTGAGCAAGCGTACTTGGCGCCCCGCTCGCACCGCCAGTCGCACGCCTCTTGATCCGCAGCGTAGCCATTAGAAATCACCTCCGTTGACAACTTCCTGCTCTGGATAATTACGCCATTTCCCTGACGAGTAACGCAGCACATCACCCGTTTGGACGCTGGTCAGCTCAAACTCAGTGATGTTGTCCAGGCTGGCGGAGGCGGTGTAGTACGGCAGGGCATTCCATGCCGTTTCACCGTCACCAATTTTGAACTGGTTGGTATCCAGTTCCAAACCGAGTTCGCCCGCCAGCAGGACGGGGTTGCGCTCTGTCCAGGTAACCGCGAGACCCCGGCGGAGTTGAAGGCGGTTTCTGCTCATGGCGTACCCTGGTATCTATTGCCCGCCATCCTCATTGCGGGCTGCGAAGTACCGGCGGACCCAGGCACGCAGGCCGTCCGGAGCGGAGCCGGTCCATTCCAGGAGTCCGTTGTCAGCAATGCGGAGGTGTTCCGCCGGATCGAACCCGGCGTCGATCACAGGCTGCCAACGGTCCACGTATTGCCTGTCCTGGCGGGCGCCGTGAAAGAGGTGGAACGCCTCCCCCTTCAGGGCTCCGATGTTCCCGCCCACCTTTCCCCAGGCCGTCTTGGCCCACGGCTCGTAGTCACGCTTCATTGCCTCGCTCATCCGCCCCAGGCAGCGGGAATGCTCCAGGCCCATCCATCCCTCCAGGCACATGGCGTCTCCGGAGCCGACGATATGCCGGTCATAGAGCGGGAATACGGACCTTCTGGCCGCCCACGCCCCGCCGGGAGAACTCACGCCGGCCCCCATGTACCTCTCGGCCATGGGCCCCACGCCGGCCAGGACCTGGACCACCGCCCCGTCCTCGTCTGCGCAATGCCAGCGGTTCCAAAGCTGGACCACCGGGTACTCAGCCAATGCCGCCATGGTCTTAGAGGGCCAATCCTTGTCCAGGAACAGGATGTCGGCGTCAATCCAGGCGATGTGCGTGAAGTCCTTTGGGAGTGACTCCGCCAGCAGGTTGATCAGACGCTCCTTTTGCCAGATGGCCTGGCCGTCCAGCGCATGGATCTGGAGGAAGGCGTCGGTCGTCGGGAACTGCTGCCCCGGAAACGCCACTTCTGCATTGAAAACAGGCACGCCGTGCCACTCCATGGAGTGCAGGAACCGGAGGTAGTTGTCCCTGGGCCGTGACCAGTTGGCTGGATTGAAGTGGCAACAAACAACGGCCAGTCTGCCGGGTCGTTTAGCCCTGGGTCTGCGCTTGGCCATGGAGAGAATGCGCGACACGGACCTCCTGGGGAGGGTAACGCCACGCTTTTCAGCCTCCTCGGCAATCCATGACTCCAGGACGGCGTCTTCGGCGCGGTCGGCCTGGGCCGCGCGGGCCATGGCCACGCCGCTGCGCAATGGCGCACGCAAGAGCAGGCTGCCGATGCGGAGTAGCCGCTGGCCGATCACGTGCCGCCGCAGCAGTTGGGCACCACTCGCCAGCGCTGGCTGGTTGGGTCATAGCGCCCGTGGGCCCACTGGTTCTCGCCCAGTGCGAAGTTCACCCCACCCGGGCACAGGAACGCCGCAGAGTCGGTGCTGTGATTGTGGACGAACGTGACGTTGTTGACCCCCACATTGACAAACGTGGCCCTGGTGGACCCGTCACGCACGGCGTTGGTGATGCCACGCAATTCCGTGTTGGTGGACGAGGTGAGGCGGTACACGTCGGCCACCGTGGAAATCACGGAGTTGCTGATCGTCACCGTGGTCCATCGTTCTCCCGTAGCCACGGCAGTGACAAAGTCGGTCACGGCTGTTGAGTTGTGACTGTGAGACGCTGGTGCGGCGCCAATCGTTGTCGCGTTCAGACTGACCGCCCCCGTGGCCCCGTTTACGGAAACCACTGGCGATGCCGTGCCGGCGACCACGGCGACCGCAGTGTTGAAGTTGCTGATGTCTGCCGACGTAATGGCGACCGCACCCGTCCTGCCGGCGACCGAATGGACCGGGCCAGATAACGCCGCAATCGCCCCAGCCGTCACACGCTGGGTCTGCGTGTTGCCGGCGTTGTTGATGATCAGGATCGCATTGGGATCTGCGGCTCCGACCGGCAGCGAGGAGATTTTGATTGACGGCATGTCACTTACCCTTCGGTCGATAGGAGTGCTTGGCGATGATCATTTCCCGCAGCTCGCCAGCCTTCTTGTTGGGATGGAGCTTGCGGTAGTGCCGCATGTCCTCGGCAATGATCTTCTCGGATAGTGGCGCCCGCTTGGGAGGAACAGGGATGCCCTTATGGCTGACGATCCCCTCCACGGTCAGGTTACGCTTCCGGGCCACGCGGACGATGTCGGCGGTTGAATCCACCCACGCCTCCGGGTCCTTGTGGGCCCTCTTGTCGGCCAGGCCGCCCACGTACTGCTTGCCGGCCGTGCTGATCCCGGCAGCCCGTGCCTCGCGGAGCATGTGTTCCGCCATCGGCTTGGGCATGTCGTCAAACTGCTGCTGGTTGTACCGGCCCTGGTTGAAAGCCCGGTCCGTGCCCTTGGTGCCAGGAGGGCACTGGAGCGCACACATCGACGCCCACTTCTCGCCGTAGGGCAGGGCGGCCTTGTAGGTCCGCACTGCCTCCGGACCGGCGTCAAGCACCTGCTGGGGGATTGGCATTCTGTTGCTCCGGTGGAGGTTGTGGCGGTTGCGGAGGAGGCGGTGGGACCATGTACCGTGCCACGTCGATGTCCATGGACCGGCCCCAGTCTTCCAGGAGTGCGTTGAACAGCTGCGGCTGCCCGGCCTGGAGCATGCCCTGCGCTACGGGCATCATGACCTGGAGGGCCTGGTTCATTTGTTCGACCTTGGTCCCCTTGTTGGGCTTCCTGGCGCTGCCGGCCTCAACGCGGTAGTCAAACTCACGGACGATCTCATCCGGGCTCGCCGCCAGGACGTGCATCTGCCACGCGCCAGCAGCCATGGGACCAAGCAGCGGGGCGATGTCCTGCGGCTGCACCAGCCACCTGGCGCAGAACGCCTCCTTGCGTGCCAGGAGGGACATGGCGTCTTCCAGCTGGTTGGCCATGTCGTCTGGCCTGACCGATATCTGCTCGCTCTTCACGGCGGCTTCTGCGGCTGACCTAAACTGATTTCTGGACATGCCGTAAATCAGCTCGGTCAGTCCGACGCGGCGGTCGAACAGGTTGGTGACCTCGGCCACTATCTGGAACAGCTCATTCGGCACGCCCGGGAGATTGAAGACGCTGATCACGTCATTCACCGATCGGCCGATCGCTTCACTGATCTCTACGATCTTGAAGCCGGAATCATCGGAATCCAGGATCTTGGCCTTCAGGTCGTTGTCTGCGGCCTTGGCAACACCGATGAGCGTCTGACTGGAGGTGGCAATCTTGGTGGCGATGAAGCTCATCGCATAGTTGATGAAACGCAGCTCACCGATGCCTGGTTTGATGAGCGAGATGGGGTACGAATACCCCGGCTTGCCGTGCCACTGGAGGATGGTGCAGGGCCAGCCGTCAGGCTCCACCCAGAACGGGATGGGCCACTGAGCCGATTGGAACAGTCGCTGCGGCAGGCCGGTCTCGTCCACCTCGTCCTGGATGATGTCCGGCGGCAGGTTGAGCGGATACGGCACGCCCTCGCAGACGACGATGTAGCAGAAGTCTCCCAGGGCATCGAACTTGCCACGGAGCTTCTGGTCCGCGTCCTTCAGGCGGTCTCCGAACCCCGTCTTACTGTAGATCTCCCAGTACGTGACGAGGTCGTTGGTCTTGCCGTTCTTCTTCTTGGTTTCGTAGCCCACCTCACGGCGGCGGCTGCGTGAGTCATAGGACTCACTGTGGCCCTTCAGGTCTTCTTCCGGGACGCCAAACTTCTGGGCGACGAAGTCCCGTGAGTGCGTGCGTCGGCGGGCGATCCAGCGAATGTCCTGCTGGTCGTCTGCGTCCGGATCCCAGAGGACGTTGTCGAACGTCTCATAGAACGAACCGGCGACACGGGTTTCCGTTCCTGGGAACTGGAACAACTCCGTGAACCAGCACCCCGCCCCCTTGATCAGCGCCTCATCCACCACCTTGCGGCTGTGATCCTTGAGGTGCAGTTCGTTGGGCGTGTAGTTCAGGTAGTCCTCCAGGAGCTTGGCGATGACGCTGCGCTTCTCGGAGAGGAACTGGGTCTGCTGCACCAGTTGCTGGTACATCTGCATGCCCGGGTCCGGCATCATCACCGGCTGGCCGTCAGGGCCGATGACGGGCTGGCCGTCGGGGCCCATCTGCGGCACGGGAGGTTGGGGAAAAATCCCCAGCATCTGCGGGCTCACCATGGGGTACTGGCGGGCCGTGACGTTCCGAACCGGGTTGCGGTGATGGATGACCGCGCCGAAGAGGCGAACAGCCTCCCAGACGCGGTTGATGGTCATCCGGAAGGCCGGCGGAGCCAGGCCCTTTACAAACCCCTTGACGCCCCGCGTGTAGTCATTGCGGAACATCCAGGCGTTCTCGCCGTCATAGAACTGCATGGCCTCATCAGCGTCCTCCTGAAAAGGCCGTTTGTGTTCTTTGGCGAGTTCGATCTTTTCCAGCCAACCCTGGACGATTGGTCGGAGCGGGTGTTCTTGCATGGCAGGGCCCTGGGCTACTGCTTATTGCCCCGCAGCTTCTGCTCCAGCATCGCAACCCGCTCGGAAAGCTGGGCGACACGCGGATCCCGCGGGGCGTAGGTCCAGGTGCCAAACCGCCGCCATTCGGTGCTGTCGTCCAGGCGAGGGTCGTCCCGGTGGCGGACGCTGGGCTTCTCCACCCCGCCGTACCCTGGAGACAGGGCCCAGAGGGTAAGCGTGTCCTGGCCCACCTTGATGACGAACGCCATCACCTGATCAGACCCCTCATGGGACTGATACAGCACCGTGTCGCCCACGGAGGCGGCCGGCATCTTCCAGTTCACTTTTTCGTCGGTCCCAGGCATACGTATCCCTTTCCGTCATCGCCCTGACGTTTCAGACGCTCGGCACGCCATTTGACATACCACGGCTCAGGGCCTGGCCGGGCTGGCGGTTGGTGGTACTGCGGCTCATAGGCACAGAGGTATTCCAAACATTGACAGCTGTGTACCTCGCCGCGTGTGTTGGGCATATCCGTGACGAACGGACCGTTGTTGGACTGCACCACTTTTTTCTTGTACCGACGCAGTTCGCGGTACAGCTCTGGCACAGCGTTCTCCAGGAACTTCAGCTGAGTGCTGCCGTCACCGCGGATGTGCAGCATTTGCCGCACCAGGGCGGTTCTCGCCTGGATGTCGTCGGATCCGGGGACGAACTGGAACCCAGACATTTGTGCCCGGATGTTTCGTTCCCGGAGTTGCTCCGAATACAGGTCGCATGGCAGCCTGCCTGAACCAAGGTCCCTCAGTGTACCTCCGTGCATGTCCATGATGAAAGCGTAAAAGTGCTGCCCTTCGCACTTGGCGGCAAAAGCCTCACCCCAGATCAGGGCGTTGGCGTTCCGCAGGTACAGCTCGTCATAGACCAGGATGAACCGCTCGTCCGGAGGCACCGCCGCGAACACGCAGGCCATGACGGTGTGGCCAGGGTCGATGGATACGTAGCGCGTCCACTCCGGCGGAACGATGCCGTCCGGCAGCTCCGACCTGGGGAGCGTATGGACCATGGTGTTGAATGAGGGGTACATGAGGATGGAGTCCTGGGTGAACTCGCCCTCGGCCCGCATGCGCAGCTCATCGACGCCCAGGGCAGACCACCGGGCGATGTTCTTCTCCTTCTCCTCCCGGTCGATGTGGTCGTTGTCCAGGAACCGCAGGACGAACTTCTTGATCTGCGGGTTTTCCTTACCCTCCTCGGCCTCCTTGTCTGCCCGCTCACACAGACCCAGCAGGGCGTCGTTCTTGGAGTGCGGCATGGCCGACCACACCAGCCGGCCTTTACGGTCAGCCAGGCGGGCCTGCATCTCCCCCACCCAAGATGGGTTGGAGATGTCCTCGTCGATATGCACCAAATCGGCCTGAAAACCCTGTGGGGGCTCGCCCTCAGAGGAAAAGAAGTTGACCGTCCATCCATTGGTCAGGACGACACGCTGGCAGTACCCGGCGTTCTTCAGAACCCAGGACACGTCTTCGACTAGTCTGGGTGGAACCAAGGGCGGTGCTGGTTTCGTCTCCGCTCGGCGGTCTGCGTCCTGGACAGGGCGGAATGCCCGCCACTCGCCAGTCTCCAGGTCCTTGATGATCCGGAACGCACCGGCCTTGAAGAGCATGGGATAGGCCACCAGGCCGATGTGCGGCCAGTTCCTGCCTATCACCACTAGGTTGCCGCCCTCCTTGGGATACTTGCCGAACGGATCAGTACCCGTCAGTGCGCGGGCGTCCTCTACGAACGTGGAGAGCGATTTGCCGCTGTTGTGGTTTGCCACGCCATCGATGAGGTAGTTGTGGTAGCGGGGGACGGAAAAGTCCCACACCGGCCCTCGTCCCAAATACGTGCAGGAGGTAATATACACATGTTCATTACCCCCTTCAGGAGAACGACATGGGGCTTCACAACAAGATCGACTGGCCTGTTGAGCAGATGAGGATCTGGTATGAGCAGGAAAGAAAAACAGTGGCCGAGATAGGCGCCCTGCTTGGTCGTAGCCCAAAGTCTGTGAACAAGGCATGCAAGCGGTTTGGGTTTCGCATGCGTCGGCGTGGGCCCAAGGCTGGCCATGAGCATCCGGGCTGGAGGGGAGGCCGGGTGAAAGACAAGGGCGGCTACACGCTGGTGCATGCCCCTGATCATCCGGACTGCAATGCCAATGGCTACATCCGGGAGCATCGCCTGGTGTGTGAGTCTCTTCTAGGACGGCGGCTAAGGCCGGCAGAGGTTGTTCACCACAGGAACGACGACCCCTCCGATAACCGCCCGGAGAACCTTCAGGTGTATGACACCAACGCCGATCATCTTCGCGCAACACTGGCAGGTAAGTGCCCCCAGTGGTCCGCTGAAGGTCGGCAACGCATTCTGGCAGCAACACGTCGCCCACGGGGGCCCAGGCGCCGTCGGCATCCAGGACAAGGTGGTTCAGCGTGCAACGTAATTCTCCGCCGTTGCTCAACTGAAACGCATACAGGTGATCCCATCCTTTGATGAAAGGCCGCTTGGCTGGTGCCGTGACGGTGTAGCCACAGTGGACCGCCGTCACCCAGAACCAGTCGTCAATCTCACTGACGGTCCGGTGCTTGCCGGTGACCGGGTCCAGTATCTTCTGGTCTCCGGCCAGGCACCGATTTCCTCCAAGCACTATCCGCTCAGACGCCATGCTGGCGTGCATCTGCTGCTGAAGCGGCATGGGCTCGTACAGCCGGAGTGCTTCGATCTTCCGGCTCTTCAGCTCCGCCTGGACCTCTTTGAGGTGGCCAAGCGTGTGCTGGGTCACGCCGGGGACGACCGGCGGCTTAGGATGGTCCGGGATCTTCCGCGGGTGCGGTTTCACTGAGGACCTCCACTGCACGGCTGACCGGCAGAGCCTTGAGTGTGATGGCCGTCTCCATCAGGCGCTGCCGCAGTTCCTCTTCCAGCTCGTCTTCGGTCCACACCGACAGAGGCTTCTTGGCACCGCCCATTGCTGTGTTCGCATTTACCAGCCGCACCAGCGTCTCCAGCATCTTCGTCCGGTGAGCCCCCCCAGGAGGCGAATCGTAGTACTGTTTCATGAACACATTGCCGAAACCACGCACGCCGCCGAAGTACTCTAGAAGGACTTCGATCAGCTCGGCGCTGTGCGGGATCGTTGACCCGCCCAGCCGGGCCGCCTTGCAGAACACGTCCACCGCGTCCTGCTCTATGGCATCCAGCCGCGAGTCCTTCTTCTTCTTGCGGCGTTTTCGTTCGTAGGACGACCGGCACGTCTTGCATTTGGGGTGCATCCTGCCATCGGCTGACCGATGGAAACTGGTCTCTGGCAGCTCCTGCTTGCATTCGATGCAGGTCTTCTTCATAGCTTGCAGTGCCAAACGTTCCCGTTAACCACGGGCACCAGGCCGCAATCCGCAACCGCCCGCTTCACGCCATTGAATGAGTGGTAGTCATGGCCCGCCAGGATGTGCTTGGCCTTGGGCTTCCAAGCCAGGATGTCCTGCTTGACCGATTCGTAGTCATGCTCGGCATCGATGTAGACGATGTCAAACTGGCCGTCTCGGAACTTGGCTGCCGCGTCAGGCGACTTGGCCTTGACGGCGGAGATGTTCATACCGGCGGTGTTGCGCTGGAACACCTCAAACGGCGACCCGGCTTGGCCGCTGTACTGCTTGCACCCCTCGTCGTTGACGTTCCCACCCCACGTATCCACGCATGTCACATGTGCTGCCCCTGACTGGGCCATGATGATCGCACTGCGGCCAGCCCATGAGCCCACTTCCAACACCACCGGCTTGCGGCGATGCTCGTCGCGGAACTTCTGCACCAGCGCAGCCAGCGCCTCGGCGTCGGTCTGCGGCAGGTCCATGCCCATGTCGTTGAAGCTCTTTGGTAGCCAGGTCGGCTCCGGGAGGTCCACCAGCTTGTTGACACAGCCGGCCTCCACCGCACCGCGGAGTTTCTCCGACACATGGGCCGCCGTGATGATCACAGGCTTGCCAACGCACTTTGGTTTCCAGTGACCCGCCCAGGCGTCCCAATTGCAAAACACCGGGTTGTAGCCTAGCTTTTGCACGCCTACGAGCGACAAGTCCCGCGTCATCGTCACGTCTTCTGTGCTTGCCTTCTCGGCGGCGTAGCGGTCCTTCCACTCGTAGTAGAACCAGGGCTTGTCCGCCTCGGACCGCGGCTCGGTCAGTTCAAAAGCCCGCATGTCATACATGATCAGGCCGGTGGGGAGCGCAGCGCACTCCTGGATGCCGGTCATGTTGTGGCCGGTGTTCCGGTCATACATCTCCAGCTGATAGTCCGGGTTGGCGTGTTCCGACTGCATGTTCTGCCAGCGGAACACGTACACGCACTCCGCAGGGGGAGGCCCGCAGTAGGGGGCCCCAATGACGCACGGTCCCTTGGGGTAGTGATTCACCAGGAAGTCAAAGCTGCTCTGGAAGAACGGCTTCACTCCTGGCTGGCCGGCGTTGATGTCCGGCTTCATGTCAGAGTCCACCATCACCAGTACATCCAGTCCGTATTCCCGGGCCATGAGGACGGCCCGGTTGCGGGTCATGGTGATGGGCGTGTCTGACAGGTTCCAGATGCGGACCTGTTCGATCCTGTCGGACTTGGACAGGTCTGCGACCAACGGCACCATCCACTCACGGATGTCAGGCACTTCGGAGGAGATGCCGCCGTTGCCGCCGTATGAGAACGTACAGAATCCGACGCTGAACTTCTGGTTCATGCCTGGGCTCCAAGGGGGAGCCGTCAGTGTACGGGCGGCCAGTATGTCAGTGCAAACCTAGCGTTTGGATCCGTACCGCGTCCCGGAGGATCGCGTTGGCGTTGGGGTAGCCCGTCCACTTATGGCGTCTAACCGCTGGCCATTTTGCACATCTTCGGACCGCTTTTGCCGCGCTGCTTCTGGGGTCATTTGCCACCCGCTAATTTTTCCTTGCCCATTCCATGGACGCCCCTTACTGTCCACTGGCATCCGACCAGGGTACCGGCTTTGCATTTCCTTAACCTGTTCCCTGTATTGAGATTGCTGTGCAGCCTGGCGAATTCTATCCGCGTCTGCTTGCCTAGCGGGCGATAGTGGCTTGTCGTTAGTAATTTCGCCAAAGCCAGGGTCAATCGGATATGGCAGCTGCTGGCTCGGAGGGATTGGTTGGGTGTAGCCGGGGAAGCCCCAGTCAGGCATGCGGCCGGGAGGAAGTTGCTGGCTCGGTGGGATTGGCTGTGCTGCACCCGGGGGTGGCAGGCCGGGGCCGGGCTGATCCCGGTCGTCAATCATGTCGCCGTCTCGGTCTCGGAAATCCATTGTTCGCCCGGACCCGGGAGGCGCATTAATTGACCCGCCGTAGCCCGGGGCGAAAGAGTTGGGCTGCGGAGCGGGAGGCGTAACAGTTGCTGGTGGAGTAGGCTGTTGCAGCATTGGCACGCCTGGCCAGTACTCTCCGCCGCTGCCCGGTTGTTGGGCCACCAATCTCTCTAGGTTTTCTTTCTCCGCGGCGCCCTCCGGAGTATTGCGCAGCCACCACTCATAATGTAGCCGTTCGTCTCTTCGGTATTTGTCGGCCTTGGCAGTTAGTTGCTGTTTATCTTCCGGTGTAACGTAAACTGTTCGCTGTGATCGCGAGCCCTCATTCACTACATACGGAACGAGCCCTGGGGCGGGCTTGTCTGACATGGCGGGCGTCCCTGCCGGGAGATAATCCTGTCCAGCTGTTGGCGATGCCGGCTGCCTTACTGGCGAGGCATCCTGGTTCAGGCCAGGATTCATCATGTACTGGACGCGGCTCTGGTATTCGGCGTCCCGTCGCTGCTGCTCACTTCGCCATCCGCCAGGCGGTGGAGGTGGCGGGGTCCACGTGGCACGCTCGGGAGGTGGCGGAGCGGACGGCGCAGGGGATTGTGTAGGTGCCGGCTGACCATAGGGAAGGCCAGTGGAAGGATTGACGAACTTGGGTACGTCAAACGCCGGCTGTGTCGCGTACATAGGAGGGGCCGACTGCTGGCCAAGCTGGGCAAGCAGCTGGTCCTGAAACCCTTGTGGCGGGGTAAAGCCGTATTGGCCGAACATGCCCATCAGCGCGTCCACGTTGCCAGTGGCGAACGGGTTGCCCTGATAGCGGCCATCCTTAATGTTCTGTGCGGCCTGGTTCCATGTAGTCCCCAGGTCCACACGCTGCGGCCGCTGGCCACCCATCAAGCCCTGGTTGTACTGGGCCTGGTTCTGGAGGAACTGCTGGACGAATGCATCCTGTTGGTTCTGGTACGCCTGGAGGTTGGGCATGGAGCCGAAGGGCGTCTGGACACCCTGCGGTTTCTGGAACGCGCTCATGTTTAGCGGCGCGGACTGGGGCGGTGAATCGTATCCGGGCGTGTTGGGACGTTCGCCTTTGCGGGACGTGAAGCCCATGAATGGGTTGGACTGATTACTGCGGGTATCCATCGCCACTCCTACGTAGTTTGGCCGCCATCAATTACAGCAGGTTCCACTTCTGCTTTGCGTCCTCGCCGTACCTCTGTGCGTACCATTCTTCAAACGGTCGCGGCCCCTGCCATCCAGCCAAAAACTGCTCTTGGTTAACCAGGTCTTGCGCTCGGGCATTGCGCATTTCTTCCAACCGGCGCGCTGTGTCGTCGCTGTATTGTTTGGCCACACCGCGAATGGCCGCGCCCTGGAATTGCCCGCCGGTCATGTGAAGGCGCAAAAGATCATCGTATTGTTTGTCGCTGTTCCTGGATTGTTGGTATTGCTTTGGGCTCATGGTGGCCCGCTGCTTCTCGTTCATCCATTCAGCCATAAACTTTTCACGGTCTTGAAATTGCGCAGCCCGTGGCGCATCGTCACGCCCCGCCTGACGCTGCCGAATAAAGTCTTCACGGCTTATGGGCTGACCACCCTCCAGCGTGTTCAGTCGGTACAGAATATCGTCGTCCTGAGAGGACCAGCCGCCAGCAAGTTGCCGCCGCAGATTAGAGATTTCATTGGACTTGGACGCCCTGGCATCGGCCTCATTGGCTTTGGCGTAGGCTTCCTCTAGTCGCGTCGCGTACTGTGGACTCCAGGACTGGGGATTTGCCGCGTGCCAAGCCCGTTGTGCTGGTGTCATTCTTTGCCATTGCTGAACAGCCTCTCGCTCCATCTTGGCGATGATTTCGGCCTGGTTTGGGTCTTTGATTGCGGCATGCGCCCTCATGCCGCTCCACTTCTGAAACCCATCGTCGGCCGGCGCCTGCTGGTAAGGAGTGCCAGTGCTAGTTGGCGGAATTGCCTGGGCCTGCCCCATAGTCGGCATCGGTCCGCCTGTCTGCGGTCCCATGACGCTGTCGTATGTGGGGAACGGGCCGCCTGTCTGCGGCTGGGCCGGTGGAGTAGATGGCTGCGTCACGCCAGGAGACGTTGGCGTCGGACCGCCTGCCTGTGGCTGGCCGCCGTAGGCCGGCATGCTTGTTGGTTGCTGGCTTGGCGTACTTGGGCGAGGGGGCTGCGGACTACTCGCCTGCGGCTGCTGGTTGTAGATATTGAACGTCGGAGCCTGCTTGGCTTGACGGACCTGATTGCCGTAGGGGTCCATCTGCCCCTGGGCCCGCAATTGATTCTGACGGTTGCGGCTGCCAAACCCTGCTTGGCCAAACGCACTCATCGCTCGCCCTGCTTGTTGGTCATGGAATCAGTGCCCACGCCATACCCATGGAGCATCCGGAGCCGCTCGGCGTCCATCTGGGGCTCCGCCTGTCGCACCTCATTGATGAGCTGCCGGAGGTAGTCCAGGTTGGGTATGGCTGCGTCCATCTACAGAAAAAGCCTCTGACCCAGTCGCCCAGGTCAGAGGCTTCCCCCTAGCCCCAGAAGGGCGTGAACGGTTCAGACCCCGCAGTTGACGATCGCCAGCACCGCGGAGCCGGTCGTTGCACCGGCAGAGCAGGCGACACCGATCACACCCAGGCCGTTGTTCCCGGCAGCCGTGGTGGCCGCACCGACGCCGCTCGGCGTCACGCGGCCCGCCGTGGTTGCACCAGCAGTCGCAGCGGTGATCGCCGCGAGCCGGGCGCCCACACCGACCTCAGTCCCGGAGAGAGCGTGAGCCACTTCGGTCGGCCCAGCGACAGTCACCCAGAACACGTCGTTTGACGCCACCCCGGAAGCCGGGAGGAACTCGTCAACGATGCCTACTCGCTCTTCGTTGGTGACGGCCGAATAGCCATCCACCTCGGAGAACACCGCCGTGCCGGCCGTGCCCACCCGGAACCGTACCACTCGCTTCGGCAGCAGAGCGCCACCTGAGCTGTTGCGGACGGCGATGCAGGTCTTCAGCCGGTTGCTGCGGATCGCACCCGTCGAAGGGTTCACGTCGGGGAACTGCTTCAGGCAGCCCACCCAGCTCTTGCCGTCCGCTGTGGAATCGACACCCAGGGTCTGGCCAAGAGCGAACGGCGGATCGATCGTCAGAGACATGCGACTCACTCCTAACGGGTCAGGCGTAGTTCTTGAACTTGATGAACGACCTGGGCGACTTGAACTTCATGTTGCCCAGCGTGGAGACACAGTAGCGATAGGACTGGGTGACCTCGTCGTAGAAAGGCCCTTCGCTGTTATACATCTGCGACTCCATGTTCAGGAGTTCGATGTTGCCGATGGCGAGGCCGTATCCGGTGTCCGCCGGGACCGCGTACTCCGTGCCCACTTCCACGCCGTCGATTTCGACGGTGTTGAAGCCGAACGACCGCAGGCCGTTCTCGCGGGAAACAACGATGCGCTCCTTTGCGTCCTGCTTGTTCAGGAAGTCGATGTAGAGCTTCCGGTCCAGGACCACAAGGTCGATGGCGTCTTCCTTGGTGTCGTTCCGCTTGGCGTAATGCAAGCCGGCCCGGATCGCCTTCACGCAGTTCTCGGCCCAGGTGTTTGAACTGCCCGCCCAGTACGTGGACGTGTAGTTGACCAGGATGGGCGAGTAGAAATCGTACTCGCTGTCCGCCTTGCCGCCCGGCCACGTGCCACTCACCTGCGAGCCGCCGTAGTAACCCAGCTGGGTGTTGAGCCCAGCGTAGGTATCCGAAGGGTAGGCAAACGGATCCGCGGCGTTGGCCGAACGCTGGGTTCCATCGGTCACGTGGAGCGTGCCGTTGTTGCCCAGGAACGACTCCAGGCCGTGATACCGCAGCTCGTTGCCGCTGGCATTGCCGTCGATCCAGACCTCCTGCGAGAGGTACTGTTCGATGGAGGTGAGGAGGCGGCTGGCCATCTTGCCGGCCACGTTCACCAGGGCGCTGGTGCCCCGGTTCTCCAGAAGCTCCTTGCGGTAGATCATGTCCGTGGCCTGATAGCCCCGGTACTCCAGCTCCGCCTTCTTCCAGAGATTCTGGCGGCTGAAGGAGCGAGGAGTCTCGCCGTTGTTGCCCTGCGGCTGATGCAGCCTGTAGGACACCTCCCAGTCGAAGCCCCTTCCGGCCATGTTCATCCGGATGTTGCCGCGGCTTTCGATGGCAGCGAACACCATGTACTTGCGGAGGGAGGCGATCTCCTCTTCCCGCAGGTGGTTGACGATCGTCGTTGCAATCGACCGGGCGAAATCAGTGGACGAAGGCATCGCTCAGTTACTCCCTAGATGGACCCGTCTTTGACCAGCTGCGCCCGTAGACGCTCCTCAAAGCTCATCTTTGGCTGCGGAACCCGCGGTTCCGTAGCACCGCCGCTCCTGCTCGGCGCGCGTGTCGCACGCTGTCGCAGGAACTGCATGTTCGATTGGGCTTGCGGCTCCACCGGAGGCGGCTCCATTTGGGGAGGCGCCTGCGGCGTGGCGAACATCTGCTGCACCTGCTGATAGCGGAGATTCAGCAGATCACGCTCCAGCATGCTGGTTGCGTACTGCCATCTCCCTTCAGCCGTGGCGATGCCCGCCTGCGCGGCCTGTGCGATGTAGCCCCGGATAGCCTGACCCTCTGGGGTCACCTGTCCGTTGGCGTCGTACAGCCAGTCGGAGTTCTGCTGCTCCAACGACTGCACGTAGTTTTGTGCGGTGTATTGACCCAGCTGCTGCTGAACCAGCTCCTGGGCCTTCTGCTGGGCGATCGATTCGATGAAGGGCTTTAGTGTCCCTTCAGGATCGGTGACGAACTTCTTGGCGAAGTTGGCCGTGTACGCCTGGTACGCCCTGATCTGGGCCTGGGCGTCGATCGGTGCGTCCGGGGCGATCACCTCTCGGCCGGTCTCAGGGTCTCGGACGATGTACTGACGCCATTCGTCCTTCACCTGCGGAGGGTCCCACCACTTGGGCTGGGCGGGAGCCTGCTGCTGGGCGGCCTTCTGCTGGGCCTGCCACTGCCGGTACTGCTCGGCGGTCTGCATGTACTCCAGGGTCGCCGGCATCATGGACTGATACTGGCGGAGCTGCCCCTGGGCGTCGCGGTAGCCCTGCATCGACTGATACAGGGTGCGAGCGATCGTTACGTCATCGGCTCCGTTGAACTCCGGCAGCTGCTTGAAAGCGTCATAGACGCTTCCGGCCGGCTGGGCCGATGCTTGCGTAGGCTGCGAGTTGTCAAAGGACTGCTGCGGTGCCGCACTCTGCGGCGCCGACTCCGGAGCTTGCGACTCCGGCGACGGCATTGCGTCGTCGCTCATCTCTTTCCTTTCAGGTGGCCAGGGGGTGCCTGTGGAAAGAGTGCCCGTGGTCTGCGGATCGCAAACCGATTTTCAATAGCCGGGACCAGGAAGGCCCATGCGCGGCGCTGGCCTGGCGTCCCGGATGCGGCGAATCACGTCTCCATGGCGATCCACCAGCTCAGTGCGAATCGCCGTTGTTGGGGGACGCCCTCGCCACGCAACCATGTCTGCCGGGAACGCCAGGTTCACAGGATCGGTCATGGTTCCGGCGATGAGCCGCTGAAGCCCGCCCATCGGCTCGCCGTCTCGGTTGCGGTATAGGCGATCCTGCACGGCCTCCCTGTCCATTGGGTCACCGGAAGTGCCCTGGAGAATCGGCTGCACAAAGCCACTGCTTCGGTCGGTAGGGCGACTGAGCCCAGCCAGCACACCCTCTACTCCGCCATGGGCTAGGTCCAGTGTGTCAATTACCCCAGCCACCGGGCCTGGCAGCATTTCGTATTCCGACACTGGAGGCATGCCGGCGGCTGCGTCCAGCACAGTCATAAGGTGATTGGCGGCGTACTCTCGCCTGGGCATGTAGCCCTGTCCGGGAACGAACACCAGCGCGTCGCTGTTGTCTCGCAATGCCGGGGAATAGGCCCGCGTCAGCCTGGCAGCCGCGTCCATTGCGGCGTCATGTGCCGCCTGACGCTCCTGAGCCTCGGTCTGCCACTGAGGCGACTGCTTCGGACGGTACAGCGATGTAGCGGAGACGATGGGGTTCATCAGCCCACCTGCCTGGCAGTGCCAGTGAGATCGATGAGCAACGGACTCATGGGAGAGGAGAGTTCCTGGGCCTGGCGGGCCATGCGGACTCGCTCCAGCATGGACTGGGCCCGGATCTGTTCGATGTCCTTCTCATGCTCCATGCGACGAATCTCCCGGACCTGGGAGACACGGGACTTCATCTCGTCGTCAATGGCGTCGTTTACGTCGTCCGCGGCCTTGGCCAGGACGCCTGCCTGCACGTCCGGGGTAATGACAGGGACAGGAAGACCGACCTGCGGAATGTTGAACGCGGCGCGGGGTTTCGCCTGCTGGTTGGCCTGGTTGTTGGCTGGGCGACGTTGCTGACCCACCGGCGCCAATGGATTGGCCGGGACCTCGTCCCGCTTTTCCTTGGGCTGATCGCCAAACTGCTCGGCAAAGCCTCTGCGGATCGACTCCTCCAGAATCGCATTCAGGTCCATTAGGTCTTCCTCTTGGCTTTCCAGCAGGCCATGCGCACCAGGGCGCGTCCGGCGGTACGGATGAACGGCAGGCCACGCTTCTTGGCCGTCTCCTCCATCACGTCCACTATCTCCTCAATGTGCTTCATGGCCTCTTCTGGACCCCATTCGTCCATCTGGCGGGCCATCTTGTTGCACTTGCAGGTAGGGGAGGCGTGGATCCCCATGGTGGACAACATGGCTTTCAGCTCTGTCCCTGGTCCGGGGTTGGGTGCGTACTTGGCCCGTATCCTCTGGAAGTGATGCTCCGGCATCTCCAAGTGGGTGTCGGAGACCTTGGTGGCACAGCGCAAGACATCTTCCATGTACCCGGGTTTACGGGTAGCAGCAGCCTGTTCCAGTTTTGCGATAGATATTTGACGAGTCATGGAGGTGAGTCGCAATTGTCCGGCTGACACTGACCGTCACAACAGTAGTAGTACTGTGTTGATCCACCACCCCCTAGTGCTGGCGCGTAGAGTGTCCCCGCCAAGCCAGAGCCGTCATTGGGCCAAACACAACGCAGCGCCTTGATATTTGCTAGCGTCGCCTGTGCCGCTGCTACGGCTGCTGCCAGCGCGTCTCCGTAGCACTGAGCTGCAACGTGCGGAACGGAAATCGCCCGCCGCTCACCGCCATAGTAATACTCCGTCCATCCTTCCGGCAGCAAGCATTCTGGTTCGCTGTGGGCCACCCAATTCACTACTGCCGACACCTCGCACGGACAGGCCAAGTCCACTATGCCCGGCGCGTTGCATTCTGTGACGCACTCACCGCACACACCATCGTTACAGCACTGACCCTCTGGGCAGTCCTCGTCGGACTCGCACTCGCACGGCACGCATGCGTCATCGACGCAGCACTCGCCCTCGGCGCAACACACGCCAGCACAGCAGACGACATTGGATTCACAGCATGTGGCGCCATCGTCGCCTATGCAGCAAATCTCACCCACCTCACAGCACACGCCCTGGCCGTCGTTGCAGCAGTACTGGGTCTCGGTGCAGCAGACTTCTGACTCACCAACCCCCACTTCATAGACCGTGCAGCACTCCCTTGGGGTCTCACAGCAGACCTGGGACTCTCCTGTGCCGCAGCACACGTCCGGATCCTTGCAGCACACCTTGTTGCCATCAGGGCCGCAGCACTCACCATTCAGCTGGATGCAGCAGCAGGTGCAGCAGGGCATTACCAGCTCCAGTTGCAGGACCAGTAGCCGGCCGTGAGCTTGTCAGTCTTCTCGTCACAGT